CCCGCGTCCAGCACCTCGGGCGCGGCGTCTTCCTTCATCAGCTCCTCGCCCTCTTTCAACAGACCTTCCATGCCCTTGCACTTCTTGCCTTCCGCATCCTCGTCGAGCCCGTCGAAGATCTGATCCAGTCGGTTCACCTGCTCCTCAGTCTGCCGCAGATGCTCCTGGAAGCCAGCTTTCAGCTGCTCTGAATTCGCCGCCTTGATCATCTTGGGCAGCGCCTTCAGGATCTGGTTCTCAGCGGAATAAAGGTCCTGCAACTGTTCGACGAATAATTCCCGTAGCGATGCCAGTTCCATAATCTCTCTCTCCTCGATTGTTTTGGGGTAACAGACGTTGGAACAGGCGGAATCGCATCAAGTTGTACGGCAAGCAGCAGCGGCAAGCGAAATCAGGAAAGAGGTAGTGATCTGGTGAATGGTGATTTCGTGACCGAGCTGAACCGGCGAGAGCCCGGGTCGCGAACCACACGATCAGCTATGGATGGGAAGCAACTCGCGGTCCAATTGAGGTCAGCAGAGCCCGCGCATGAGGATGCGGTAGCCCTCACCACATCGCACCTGGAGATCGTCGTCCAGAGCATCTTGAAGTCGGAAAAAGCCCAGTTGGCCCGGGCCTTTCAATCGACAATCAAAAACCGACGATCGAAAATGGATTTATTCCGTCTGTGGTTCCGCTGCGGCGGCTTCGGGATGCGTCTGCGGCGGCGCGGGCGCCTGACCAACCCCATGTTCGGTGTTGACGATGTCCTTCAGTTCCTTGCTCGGCTTGAAGTACGGAATCTTTTTGGCCGGCACTTCCACGCGATCGCCGGTCTTGGGGTTGCGCCCGACACGCGGTTTGCGTTGCCGCGTGCGAAAGCTGCCGAAGCCGCGGATCTCAATCTTGTCTCCGGTGCGCAACGAGCGCACCACGCTGTCGAATATGCTCTCCACGATCACTTCGCTGTCCTTGCGCGTCAGCTCCGCGATGCGGGATACCTCGTCAATCAGATCCGCCTTCGTCATGATCGCTCCCGGAGATATGATGAAGCCCAATTTTTGGGGTGAACCTCGTTAACTTCGCAGATTTCAAGGAGTTTGGCAAGGGGAAGAGGCCCGCAACCGCCGATTGCGGCTGGAAAATCGCACCTCGGAGGGCGCCTTCAACCTGGGCACGCCTGGCCATCTGTCCACCTGGGCCGCGCCACTGCTTACGTCGACCTGCCTTACAATGGGAGTAGCACGGGCGCGTAGCTCAGTTGGACTAGAGCATCTGCCTTCTAAGCAGAGGGTCGCAGGTTCGAATCCTGCCGCGCCTGCCAGCTTCACTACGCCGGCAGATGAACTTTCCTCGCTGCACGACGCATGGGCGCGCCGGCGGTCTTCAATTTGCGAGGACGGTTCCAGTACGGTGACTTGCAGCCAGGGCACTTCTTCGGAAGCGAGTTGGTTCTCGGGTTCCAGGAGTACTGGCACCTGTTACAAGTGAGCACCGGTAGTTGAATCGTCATCATCACCGTCGCCACTATACCCCCCTCATAACACACAACGTCAATGACAAAATGTGGCACTCGCTCCAACGTTGCCACTACCTATTGCTTCCACTTCACCGAAGTTGGAGTTTCGCCGCCGTTTTGCTCATCCGTCTCCACAGGTTTCCGCCGCTTCTTTTCGAGTGTGGCCACGGCTTCACGCTTCGCCTCGATGCGGATGTGTGAGTACGTATCGAGGATCTTCTGCGACACCTGCCCGGCGACTTTCTTCACCGTCTCCTCGCTGATCTCCGGGTTCTCCAGCATGGTGGTGATCGCGTGGTGGCGCAGGTCCTTGAAGCGGAACTTCGGCAGGCCGGCCTTCTTGCGGATCGAGCGCCAGGCGGTGCGCCATGAACTCATCGGCTTGTCGAACTGCGGCGGTCCCTTCCTGCGTCCCGAACCGGCTTTGGCGCGCGCGAACAGCAGGTAGTGCTCATCGCTGGGTTCCACTTTGTGCCGGCGGCATTCGCGATAGTATCGCTCCACGATCTGCATCATTGCCCAGCGCGCTTTGGCATTCAGCGGCACTTCGCGCATGCGGAAGTTGTTCTTCGTGCCCTCGCGGATCGAGATCGTGTTGCGCAGCAGGTCCACCTCGTTGACGTGCAGGTGGCGGATCTCGCTCGCGTCCGTCGTCGTCTTCGCCGAGAGCAGGGAAGCCCAGTAGGCCACCTTCCACCGCGGCGACATCTCGGCCACCTTCCATAGCCGCTCCTCCTCGTTCATCTCGAGGGCCTTGCCCACGCGCGCCTTCGCCAGTGTCAAAGGCTTGTAGAGCTTCTTCAGTTCGGCCCAGAGTCCCGAGCGTGCCAGCACCTGGGCGAGCGTGCTGATCTCGTGATTAATGCACGAGGCCTTCGCGCCCTTGAGTTTGAATTCCGGGTGCGGATGCTGGCGCCACTCCTGATAGCTCTCGATGTGCCCGATATGGATGCCATCGAGCGTGAGCTCGCCGAACCACCGGGTCAGGCCGCGCAGGTAGTACTCGTAATCGCGATAAGTCTTCGCGGAGATCTCGCGCCCGTGTTCGGCCAACCAGGTGGGCGCGGCTTGTTTGAATTTCAACTTGGCGAACGCGGTGGGCGCAAGGATGCGATCGCGCGCGGCGTTGCAGGCCGGGCAATCGATGTGCCCGAGTGAGTGTTGCAGTTGGACCGGTGGCCCTTGTGGTTGATCTGGAACCATAGTTCCCGCCCGTCTCCCAGAAAAGCGGGGCAAGCATTTCAGCGGCTGAATGCACCGTTGTCAATGCAACAGATTGTCACTTCGTTCCCCAGGTCACGGCAGGAGCCCGTCTGCGGGCCTAAAAGCGGGGCGTGCCTTTATACCAAAAAATAGGCCCGCCGGTGGCGCCGGCGGGTTGGGAGATTTTTCCAGTCTGCCAAATCGGCATCCAGATCAACCTGCGATGAGAGTATCAGGTGTTTTGGCCGGAATCACGCATTTTGTAAGGGGGAGTTCGCGGGTCGGGGCAGAACCAAGAAACCAAGGCCCGCGGCTGGGGTAAGCGCGGGCCTCGAAGGACGCACTATCGGCCCGCCGTTTTTATTTCTCTTCGGGTGTGCTGACCAGCAGGCGAATCTTGGCGCGACTCCGCGACGATTCCTCGCGCTCCCACGACAGCATGTGTCGAACCTGCTCCAGCAGATCACTCACGTTCTTGTTGTCAGGGGAATGCTCACGATCGAGCATCAGCCGCCGGCAGTTGGGACAGTGGGTTGGCAGCTGTGCGGCTTCGCTGATCGAGACGGTGATGTGCGTGTGACACTGCTGGCATTCGAGATCGAGGCCGAGAATGTCGGCGATCTCCAGGTAGGTCCTAATCTCCCGCGTCATGCCTGGATTGTAGCCGAGTGACAAACTTTGTCATCGTAAAACCCGCATTTTTACTGGACTTGGCGTGAGTAGCAGGCCACAATTCGTGCGGGGGATTTTCCGGGCTATGACGATCACGATCGGCGCTATCGCTGTAGCGTTTCTAATGCTGCTCATCTCGGAGTTCCGTGACGAGCGAATCGATCGCAGGAAGTAGAGCTACTTCTTCGAGAATGCCTGCCCGATCGAACCGCGCTTCGGCTGCGTCAAGTACCGCACGACTCGCGGGCTGGTGATTGCCTTCGCGGAGGCGTAGTTGCCCCCGATCAGCGCAGCTCCTGCAGGCGGGTGAGTAAAGAGCAATCCGCCTTCAATGAGTGGCCCTCCGGCTTTCGCGGTACCCGACGGGTTTACGTCGGACGTCACCTTCGAAGCGACCTTGCCCATCAGTCCCAACTCGCGCGATTGCTCCTGCGTCAACGCAACAGCAGTGCGCTCCTGGTTCGCGCGCGACATCCGCGTATCCAGGTTCTTGAAATCGAACATCCCCGTGTTTTTCGGATCCAGGAATCGACGCGCAACCAGCCGCTGATAAGCAGGAAAGTCCGGCCCCATTGCCTGCTGAAGCTGACGTACGTATTCCGGCTTCAGGCTTGCCAGTGTGTTCGCGGCAGTGGTTCCGTCTTTCGCGCGCACGATGGAATAGAACGGGTGCTGCGGATTGTCGAACGTGTCTTTCATCAGGCCCCAAATCCGCGTTCCCTTCTCAAAGCTCGCCTGATCAAGTGGCGAGAGCTTTCCTGCGGAATCGGCCATCGCCTTGCGGATCGTCCCCGACATCGTCTTCATCATGCCCTCGCCAGGAGTGCCCACGATGTTCGGGGTCTGGGCTTCTCGCATCATGTAGGAGCTCAGCTTGTCGGCCTTGGTCCACGTGAGTGGCTTACGCAGGGGCACAGTGTCGCCGCCGCCCAGGTCCTGCCACTGCTGCTGCAAGAGCCGCATGGCCTTTGCCTCGCTGCCGACAGCCTGCAGTGCGGCTGGCTTTTTCGCGTCGACGAACTCTTTCCAGGTCAAGCCATCAGGAGTGGTGCCGCCCTCAGGCGCAGCGAGAGATTTCATCAGTCGCCACACGTCTTTCGGCACGACTTCCGGGAAGTCGTTTACCGTTGGCTCCCACTCGTCGACTATCGCTTTCGCTGCCTTTTGAATTGTGGTTTTATCGGGGCGCGCGCCACCCACCGTCTTATCGGCCTGTTGAATCGCCTCGCCGGCGGAGTCGTACATCTCCTGCTGTTGTGCCTTCAGCTTCTGGATAGCCAGATTGCCGAGCTGCTCCTCGGTCATCGCCTCGGGGTGAATTTCGTTCAGGAGCTTGCTGCCCCACTGGTCGAGGGCAACTGCGTTGTTCTTCGCATTGCCCTTGATCACGCCCTTTCCGAATGTCGAAACACTGTTCGCTTTCTTCGCAGCCTCTATTGGTCCTGCATCGGTCGCATCGGCCAGATCTAGGTTGATCCCGTTTTTCGTGGCGGCGTCATATACCTCGCCTCGCGAGAACTGCTCGCCAGGCGGCACTTCGGCCATCCTTTTCGCTAACATGCCGCGCGGGTTCACCTTGTTCGCGGCGCCCGATGCAGCATCGACCACGTTCGCACGTACTTGTTCGTGCGAAGGTGCCAACATTCCGGCCGTGAGTCCGGCGGTCCCACCAAACGCGCCGGCGAGATCCCCGCTCGCCCACTTCTCGCCATTACTTGCCGCGGCCGGTCCGGCCACGGGGATCAGCGACTCAATGCCGTACCCGAGCGCATCGAGTTTGTTCATCACGCCCGGCTTTGCGTACGCTTCCTTCGCCTTGTTGAATGTCTGCTGCTGCGCATCGCCCACCGACTGGAGCAGAAGCTTGGTCGAATCGATGGGGTGCGAGATCAGGTCCGCCGGTCCTTCCACGTAATCAGCCATGCGATTCGGCACGCCAAAGTTTTGCCCAAAGCTGTTCACCGCGCGCGACGTCGCCGAAGCGTCCGGCGCCGTGTATTCCGGATGCGGCGTTGTCGCCCATTCCCACGCACGTGCGAGCATGCCTTTCTGTGGGGGATTCGCGTTTGTCGCCGGCGGCTGTGAGTTCGCCGGGACAAGTCCCGCCGAGATGTCGACTCCGGAATTCGGAGTCGTGCTCGCCGATGGCGCCGGCACCAGGCCTGCGGAGATGTCGATCTGCTGCTTTTGTGGAGGCATTACTGTGCTACCTGATAGCCCTGAGCTTGGGCCGCGACTTTCGCGGCGTTCACATCCCCGTTCGGGTTCGCTTTCTTCCACGCGCCCAAGCTGAAGACGTGCGTCTGTGGCGCCGGAGCGTTCGGTGAATTGTTTGCGTCGCCGAAGTCGGCTTTTCCTTTAAGGCCCTGCTCGGCCTGGTGCTGCATCGCGCTGCGCTTGCCCTCGAGGAAGTCCTTTGCGGTCGCCGCGGCGCCTTGTAGCTGAGTCCATGAACTCGCGCGGCTGATCTTGTCCGAGATCTCCTGGCGTTCGGCTTGTGTCGCCGTTGTCCCGGCCGCAGCCTTGCCTACTTCACCAGAGAAGAAATCGCGGGCCAGAGCGAAGTTGGTGGAAGCGTCACTGCCGAACTTCAAGCCGATCGCCTGGCTCAACTCGTTCATCGGAGTAAAGTCACCGTTCCCCAGCTTGGCGGCAACCTTCAGGAACGAATCGAGGTGCTTCAGCGAAGTGTTGTAGGCCAGGATGGTGTTCGATTTTCCACCGCTCGTCAGGTCTTCCTGTACTCCCTTGCGGACCGCGAACGTCGCCTGGTCGAAGTCAGGGTTGTAGGCATGCACCAGCGCGGCGAGGTTGGTCTTCGCCTGCGGCTGCATGCGGCTCGTGAACGTCGAGAAATCGGCTTTGCCATCGCCGATCATGCGCACCGCTGCTGCGGTTCCCGGATCCAGATTCTGGAGCGCTGCCTCGCCGCTCACACCCTGCGGAATGTCGATCTTGCCGAGTGGGCCGTTCTGAAGATCGTTCTTCAGCACGATGTTCGATCGCGAGGCGGCCTGCTCCTGAAGCTTGTTCTGGTGGATCGTGGCTTCAACCGGCTTCGCCGTCGTGAAGGCGCGCTTCACCTCTTCCGGTGCATCGGGTTCGGTGCCGTTCCAGATCCTGCCGCCATACTTGAGGGGCTCGGCGATGCCTTGCGGCCCGATCTTTGCAGCTGGCGGATGAATCGGCGTGGTGTTCAGGACATTGATCAGGTCCTCACGCGTGACGTGGGCATACGGCGCCCGCGCTGCATATTCTCCAAAGAGCGCCTTGGGGTCATCTTCGCCGGCGCCGACGCGGTCCGCGAACTCCTTCAGGAATTGCGCCTTTCCAGGCGGGTTCAGCTTCAGGTTTTCCGTCTGCTGATTCGTAAGATTGGTGTCGGCCGTGTTGCGCGCAATGTCGCCCGCGCGCTGCTGATTGCCGAGGTTTGCGCTATACGCCTGCTGGTCGGCCGCGGCGCGCAGCTTCGGAGCATTCGCGTCGTACTGGCGCTGCGCCTGGTCCTCGGCGTTCATGTTCTCGACCATTGCCACGCCCTGGCCAGGATGCCCGGAGCGATCGCCGGCGTATTCCGTCAGTCCCGCGAACACGTCCGCCAGTCCGCGGCGCAAACCAGTGTGCCGGTTGGACCACGTGTTCACGTTCGGATCAGAAGACGCGCGCACCTGGTCCGCGGTCATCGGCTTTCCTGTTGCTGCATCCGTCGGACGATCGAACGGCGTCACCGGCCGCGGCGGCATGTAAGCATTGGCGGCGTTCGGATTCTGCGCCTTGAAGTCATCAAAGCTCGGCGTCTGTTGTGGCTGAGCTGGGCCCGAATAGGCTGCAGCAATCGAGCCCGGCGCGGGCGTTTCCGGTTGCGCGTTATAGAAGCCGCCCTGCGCCGCTGGCGCATCAGGCACCTGAGCCGAAGACTGTGGTGCGTTCCCCTGGTCCACGCCCCACGTCGAGGGATCGTTCGGATCAAAGAACTTCTGAATCATGCTTTGCAGTGCCATCTAGTCCTCCGCTACCACTTGCGCTGCATCGCGCCGTTGCCGACCATGCCGGCGGCGCCGAGCAGTGAATTGAAGAAGCCGGATCCCTGCGCCTGTTTTCCGGCGGTACCGTAAATGCCGTCCTCGATGTTGCCGGCCGAGGCGCCGGCGGCCTGCGCAGTCTGTCCGCTGCTCGCTGCCTGGCCGCTGGCAATGTTGTTCGCGTTCCAGAAGTTCTGGACTGCGTCCTGGTGGGCGCGGTCCGTGTAATCGGAGAACATCGCGCCCTTGTTGTCGGCCTGCGATCGCGACAACTGGTTCTGCTGCTGCGCCTGGAAGCCGTTGGGAAGCATCGACCCGCTGGTCCCGCCCCATGCACGCGAGAGTGCACCGCGCTGGTTCGCGTAGCCCTGCGCCGCCTGGTTCGTCGCGTTCTTATACTCGGTCGCGTAAGCACCAGTCGGCTGGGTCACGTTCATCGACTTCGGGTCCATGAACTGGCCCATCGATCCGCTCTTGCCGTCGGCGCCGAACAGGTTGTTGAACATCAGCTTCTGTTCGGACGCGTTCTGGTTCGACAGGTTCGCTTCCGCCTGCGATGCCGCTTGTGCGCCGGCGTTCGCCTGCGAGGCCTGCGCGCTGTTCACTTGTTGAGGTTTGCCGCCCATGTCGCTCCCAATGAAAAAGGCGCACCGTAGTGCGCCTCAGAGAATCAGTGCTGAAATCGGTTGTCAGCGGCCGAAGAACTTGCCGCCCGTATAAATGCGAAACATGCCAAAGCTCTGTGCCAGCTTCTGCATCACGCGATCGCGAATGAAGCAGTAGTAGCGCCGCACGCCACTGGTGTTCTCCGGCGATTCTTTGATCCAGTGATCAAGTGCGCGTGCCAGCAGATATGTCGCGCGTTGCCGCGCCGAGCGTGGTGCCTTCTTTTTGAATTCGTCGAAGAGCATCACCGGCTCGATCTTCCAGTACATCTGTGCGGCGCCGAAGCCGACGATCTTGTTCTCGTATTCGGCGACGAACACGATGCCTTCGCCCAGCGGCACGATCTCGGTGACGTCGCGCTTCTCGGCGAGTCGCCGCTGCAAATGCGTCAGCTCTTCGCGCCTCGCCTTGCGATAGGTGACCTTCACGACTGCGCCTGTCCCGCCGCGGCGAAAGCAGCCTGTGCTGTAGCTGTATCCTCGTCCAGTTGTGCGATCACGCCCTGGACGATGGTGTCGACGTCGGGCACGCTCACACTTGTCGGGCTCGCCATTTGCGCGGTCTGCACGGTCTGCGTCTTCATCGCGTACCCGCCGCCACAGCTGGGACACTTGTCCTTGGTCACGAAGATCGAGACCTGGGACTGATGTCCGAAAGCGTCTTCCACGGTCACAATGATCCGGCGCTGCTGCGAGTCGAAGCTTCTGCTGATCTCTTTTGCCATCGTCAGTCCTAATTCTGCGGTCCGCGGATGCCGCCAACGCCGCCGACCCCTCCGCCGCCGCCACTGGTGCCGCCCGTGCCGCCGGAATCGATCGTCGTCACCGCTCCTGCCCATACTTCGCCGTCAGGCAAGGTGTCGGGGTAGCTGGTCGTGATTGTCCAGTTGCCGCTCGCGCGGTTCACGGTCACGAAGTACGTCGTTGTAAAACTCTTACCGGTGAAGGTGTGCGCCGGATACGTCTCAGTGCCGTAGCCGGTCGGCCTGGTCCAGCTCGAGCCCACGCCGCCCGCGCCGTAGACACGCACCGTCGCGTGGCCGGCGCCATCGTCGATCGAATCGACGGTTGCTGTGTTGGTGTTGTTGCTCGGCACATTCGGCGGCAGGTTCGCGCTCGAGATGATCTGCCCGGGCACCAGTGCATCACTCGCAGCTGAGGAACCGGCGGCGTTCACTGCCACCACGTACCACTCGAACGCGGCCGTCAATCCGGAAGCATCCAAGAACGTGTAGCGCTGGTTCCCGCTCACCGACGCCGAGCCGATATTCGACGCCGCGCCGAAGCCTGCGCCGCGCGCAGCACGCCATATCTGGAACGTTGTCAGGTCCGCTTCGACGCCGCCGCTCCAGCCGATCTGCACACCTGTTGTCAGCTCCTCGGCATCCGCGATCAGGATCCGCGCCGGCACCGTAGCCGCCGCGTTCAGCGTCACCGTCAGCGCCGACGTGAACGCCGATTGTGTCGTGCCATAGATCGCTACCAGTTTGAGCGTCACCGTCTCGCCGGTTGCGATCATCGTGAACTTGAAGGGCCAGTTCGCGCCGTCGGCCACTGCGACGAAATCGCTCACGCCCAGGTATCCCGAGGCATACACGCGGATCACGTCCGGCTGTGTCCCAGTCTCAGGGCGGATCTCCACGCCGATCGTCACGACGTTGGCGGCGGCAGCGCTTTTCCACACCGACCAGTCAGCCGGGGGATCGTTCTTCGGCGCCGCATCGGGTGAAAGTCCCGCGATCGCGGGTCCGAAATGCGCTTCGGCCGAACCATCCGCGGACAGTGCGCGCGCCCAGTAGAACACTCGCTGGCCGGCGATCGCCGGATCCGAGTCCGTGTACGTCAGCTCGGAGCCGATGCTGAGTGAAGCATCGTCGTACGATGAGATCACCTTCGCCGTCCCAAGGTCGGGCGAAGTGTTGCGGACCAGGGCGAGCGACCCGAGTTGCGTGTCGTCGTTCACCTTGAGCGAGATCTGCACGCCGCTGTTGTCCGGCAGCGACTCCGCTACCAGGTCACGCACGGCGCGGTTCAGGAAACGCGAAGCCACGCGCCGCGCGTTCGGATACATCTCGTTCAATGTGCGGTTGATGGCGACATTGCCGCCGAAGATCGGACTCATCGCTGGTTTACCGCCGTGTACTTGGCTACGATCTTCTCGACCGCCGCGTCCTTGTCGTCGGTCGGGAAAGTGATCCACCAGCGCAGCATCTTTCCGAAGGAGGTGCCCTTCTGCTGCTCGAGCATTCCGCGCAGCAGCGTCGGGTCCACGCCCTTCGGGTTGGGAACTGCGATCTTTTTCACCACCGTCGATTTGGCATCGGGGTTCACACCATCCATCGCCGCGGCCTGCAGGTTGAAGCAGTGCAGCGCGTCCGCGCGCGAAGTCGTCAGGTCCAGGAAGCGCATGCGCTTGCCCGTCTCAGGCGCGTCCAGGTCGCTCGTGTGCCCGCTTACCAGGGGCGTGTAGTTCACCCCCGCATCGGTGAATCCATCGGGCCAGCGATAGACGTTCCCCAGTTTGTCGCCCAGGAAGATGTAGCGCGTGTTGCCCACGCCCACGTTGCCGCTGGCGACGATCGCATGCGAGAACACCTCGTCGGCTTCCGCCGGCGTCTGGTCCGCGCCCTGCCCGGTCAGCAGGCCGGTCACGTCCCACATCGCGCACCAGTCGAAGTGGTCAGGGTTCGCCGTCGTCGACGCCAGCATGATCAGCACGTTGTAGCGGCCGAAGCTGTGGAAGCGAAGCTCCGCATTCGCCAGAGACGCATCACTTAGCGACTCCATCGAAAGCTGCGCGCTTCCCAGCGTGCTGGCGATCTTCCAGCTCACTTCGATCGGTTGATTCACGCTGTCCCACGCCCAGATCTTCTTGTCGGTACCGAGGAACGCCATCCAACCGCCGTAGCTGCACACGGCCTTTTTGCCGACGGCGCCAGGCGAGAAGATTTTGTCCTGCTCACGGAACGTCGAGGCATCGAAGCCACTCACGTTGAACCAGTACTCTGGCGTGCACAGCATCAACGACTGGTTGAAAACCAGTCCTGCATTGATTGCTTTTGTTCCGCCGGGCACGTTGAAGAACACACTCGCCGGGAACGACATCTGCGGAATTCCGACGGTCACTTCCTCAAGCCCCGAGGCCTGCACCAAATTCGGCTTGCCGGGAATGCCGGCGATCACGATGCGGCCCTGATACTCGAGCACGATCGTGCCGGCCGGCGCCGGGTTGTTGTCGTACGGAGCGAGGCGCGTGTCATCGAGCAGATCGTCGGAGAGTGTGTCGCCCCAGCTGGTGGTGCCGTTCGTTATCTCGGCCGCGAATTCCAGCGTAGACGTCGCGTTCTCCGGAACGTCGTTGGTCGACCACACCCAGATGTGCGTCACCTGCGGATCCGTCGACGCCACCAGCGCCCCCACCGTGATCACCGCGTTTGTCTGCGGACCGGTGTGTGCCGAAAGCGGCGAAGGCGGTCCCACGTGGATCCGCGTCGATCCTTGCGAGTCGGTCCACTTTGAAACATAAGAACACGCGTACTGCCTGCCCTGGACCAGCGTCAGCGAACCAGCGCCAGTTGCGATCGTCGGCGCCGTGCCCGGAGCAGCGATGCCCCAGCTCCACTTCGTCATCACGCCGGCGACGTCGACGAAGCGATAGGACTTCACTCCATTCGATCCGTAGCAGCTGAACAGGTCCGTCGCGAAATCGAAGACTGCATTCACGTCTTCGGTTGTCGAAAGCGCATTCAGCGACGAGCCATCGGACGGCATCGTCGAGATCTTGCCCGCGCCCTGGGTGAAGACGAACTGAGCCTGGTCGCTCTGCCGGCGGAAGTCGAAGATGCGCGAAGGCTGAAAGCCCACGTTCTTGACCAGCGTGTAGCCCGGGCGCTTGCGCATGATGTCATCGCCCACGAACAGCACGTTGGTCGCAACCTGGAGATGGTCCGCCGGCGCCGCCGCCAGATTCGTCTTGGTCATGCGGCCCTTGAAGGCGTTCCAGGTTTTTTGTTCGAGTACCAGGCCCATTAGTCGAGGTCGTCCAGGTAGGGTGTGACCGTGCGCTGCGCCTGGAATTGGCGGTTGCGCACCCACTTCAGAAATTCACGTTCGTTGATCGCTGCCTGCGCCGCGGCTTTGGATCCGTCGTCGCCGTTGTCGTCCAGCAGCTGGCCCACGGCCGAGAAGATCACGCAATCGTCGGCTTCAGTCGGCAGCGACTTGGTTGAATCGGCCGAGGTGATCTCGATGAACCGCGCCACGTACACCAGCTCGAGCGAGCGCACATCCGCCGGGACCGGCGCGACACGGAACCGCTCCAGCTGGGCCGTGGTCTTCGCGTCGGTCATCGTCAGATACGGCCCGTAGTATTCGAACGGGCTCACCGGACCGCCGCAGTTGAGCAGGGAAGAGAACTGAGCGTCGGCAAACGTCGGATCGTTCAGGTCCTCGGCCGGGTCCATGATTCGCCATGGCTCGGAAGAAGAGGAGCGCTCCCGCATCCGGATCAGCTGCGAGCAGTCGGCCGGGAGCGCGTATTCCTCAGTGTTGGCGACGAGCTGCAGCGATGTGTTCCAGCTGATGAAGAAGCCGCGGTTCTCCGTGACAATCTTCTGGAACAGCGTGGACGACGCGTTCGAGATCGCGTGCCACACCTCGACGTCGGAGCGCGAGTAATAACTCTTCGCGCTCACCAGGTTGAACATCGTCTGCAGGTCCATCGATTACAGTTCCTTTGCCGCTTCTTTGGCGCGATCGCTCTTTGTGCGACCCGCGCTGTGTGCGGTTGTATAGCTGCCGGTTTCACCGAGCGGCTTTCTGATCTCGCCCGTGGCGATTCCCGAGGTCACCGGCGCGCCATCACTGCTGACAGCCACTGCCGGCGTTGCCACCGCGGCCAGTTGCGTCGGGTCGATCGCCTTTCCGGCGGCCACTGCCATCAGCAGCTGCGTGAACACGTTCATTTGCGCCTGGAGTGCTGCCAGCGTTCCGTCCTGCTTCGGCGTCTCGCCGGCGCCGCCGTGCTGCAGGCTTTTGAAGTACTGCTCGCCGGGATCCTGAACATTCAGCAGCTTCATCGCGCGCTTGGTGAAGCCGGAAGCGGAGCGTGGCGCGCCGCCCGAGACGCGTGCGCTCTCGCAATCGCGCAGGTGCGACTCGACGACCGTCTTCAGGTAGGCTTCCCAGAGCTCGTTGCCGCGGGCGACCGCGGCCTGGCGGTTCGCCGCTTTGGCCACCACCGGCTTGTCCGGGTCTTCGTTCTCCGGCTTGTAGTGCGCATCGATGCGGACCACGCCGCGATATCCGAACTTGCGGAAGATGTCCTGGGCGAACTGCACAGAAATCGTTTCGCCGGTCTGCAGTTCCATGTGCGTCGGCACTTCGAAGAAGTCCTCGCGCGGCGCCGTCAGCGTCCAGCGTGAGGTGCAGTGAATGTCGTGCCCGGTCGGTACCGAATAAAGCAGAACCTCTTCGATCTTGTCGCCGGCGTTGTAGAAAAGTATGTGTCCTTCCACTTCTGTTAGCTCCCGCCGCTCAGGCTGTGTGCCCGCGGCTTAAGGTTGGTTTGTCGGGGGAAACTTTGAGGCGGAGCCTACTCGATGTAGGCTTTTCCGCCCTGAATTCTCAGTTGGCCGGAGATCTCCAGCCATGCCTTGGGCTCCGGAAGCTGTGCGTCCGGATTGAAGCGCGTGGTCGCCGCCGCGACCAGCACGACGTTCTGCACGTTGATCTCCGATGCGTGCGAACCTTCGTCGACGCTCCACACCAGCGGCGCGTCTTCAGAGCGGTTGTAATAAACGCGATACTTCATCGGTTTGGCCTCATGTCGTGGCGCTGGATCAGCGTGACGGCATTGGCGATCTGCCGAGCATTGAACTTCTGGTTGTAGGCCATCACGTCTTCACGCTCACGAGCTCGCTTCGACTCCAGCTCGTCGTCGATCGCGCGCGACTTGCGGATCCAGTTAGACAGCCCACGCTCGGTCTCGCCGCCAAAGCTCTCGGAGTTGGCGCGCATCATGCGCAGCTTCTCGAACACGTGATCGCCCAGTGGCATCGGGGTGCCGTCTTCGTCCTGAACGCACGTCACGTAAGCGCGCATGCACAGGTGCGTGTGCTTCGGACGGCCGTCGGCGTGAAACTCTCCGCTCAAATGGCCGACGCACTGCTCGATCTTCCAAACGCCCGAGCGCGACTGTCGCCAGTGCGGCGGCTTGTGCCACACGATCGCCAGGTCCTGGTCGAAGGCCTGCAGCTTGCGCTCGAATTCTGCCGGGTGCGTCGGCGTCTGATCGCCGACTAAAATGATTGCCACGTTTTGCCCTCTCTATCCGGTGATGGAGAAAGCCCACGACGCACAAGCGCGCGTCGTGGGCTTCTTTTGTTTCGCTGCTTTTCGCAGTCTGCTATTAGCGGACGTACGCAGCCGGCACGGCGAGCGTGTCGATGCGGCCGATCGCGTTCGGGCGCGGATAGACATAGTTGCCGTATTCGCGCATGAACCCCTTGTAGGCCGCGTAGCCGGCGTCCCACTTCAGGATCGAGCCGTCCTCTTCGGACCAGCTGAGCGGGGTCACGACGCCGTTCTGGACATACTCGCTGTTGATGACGTAGATGTCCGCCGGCGTGCAGTCCACGTCCTTGAGGAACGGGATGCCGTTGTAATCCAGCTCCTGGAAGCCGCGGTCCAGCTTCTGCGTGTTGACGTAGCGCTTCAGGCTCTGGCCGAGCGCCACGTACGCATCCCACTGGGCGTTGCCGGTGAGGAAGCGGTCCGGGGTCTCGCCCGAGGAGATCTCGATCGCCGAGATGATCTGCTGCAGGTGGGTCTCGTTGAGCGCGGCGCCGCCGGCCGAGATCACGTTGCCGCGCAGGATCGCGAAGGAACCGCGCGAGAGCGCCTGGAAGGTCACGCTCGAGCTGTTGTCGGTGGCGAGGCGCAGACCGACGTATTCCTTGTTCTGCGAGTTCGCGCGCACGAGGACGTCGAGGGCAGTGAGCGTCAGCGCCTGGCTCACGGTCACGGTCTGCGTGGTCGGGTCGATGTTGGTGATCGAGACGCCGCCGGCAGGAGTGCGCTGCGTGGTGAACGTCGGATCCCAGATGTCGACCTGGTCGTTCAGCTGCAGGTACCGGGTACCGAAGCTGCCGAAGGCGGTGCCGGTCTTGCCGACGAACGTGGTGGAAGCGGCAGTGTTCGCATTCACGACCGCGAGCGTGCCGGTGCCATCGCCGTAGGTCATGACGTTCATGTGCTTCATCACGTCCTTGGCGACCTGGGTGACTTCGTCGTCGAGGTGGTTGATGAAGGCCTGCTTGCCGTCCTTGGTGTTCTGGATGTCCTTGTCGAAGACGCGGATCACGCCGAAAACGCCACGGTCGAAGATCTGGAACTTCTTCTCCTGCTGACGCAGCGGCGTGGGCAGCGCGTCGTCAGAGTTGCGGGCGCCTACACCGGCGCGGTTGCCGCCGATGCGGATGGAGACTTCCAGGTGGTCACCGCCCATGCGGGTGCCTTTAGCTTTGGTGAACAGCTTTCGCGCCACCGCGGCCAGGTTCTGTTGCTCAACGATCGCATCGGAGTAGACGTTCTTCAGTAGTCCGCCAATGCGGTTGATCGTATTCTGATCGGCCAAGGTCGTTACCTTTCGTGCCCAATGAAAAAGCCACCTGGTCAGCAGGTGGCTGGGCTTGTTACGCGGCCGCGGTGGACCGCAAATGTTCAATCGTACGGGCTTAGAACTTTATTTGTCCCACTCGGCCTGTGCCGCCGCGAGGCGCCCATCGCGAGAGCGAAGGTCACGCTTTTGCTGTCCGGCAGGGGCCGGCGGTGCTCCGCCAGCAGGAATCCGCGGCGCGCCCTGTGCGCGTCGGGTTGCATCTGTCACTTGCTGCTGCGATTGGCGCTTCAGCCGCGCCACTTCGCGGTTGTGAACCTGGCTCAGTGCTTTCTGCAGGTCCACGAGATTGCCCTTCTCAAAACGTGCCCATGCGGCCGAGCGCTGGTTGTCGGGGATCAGCGACAGCGCTTCGCGCATGTACATGTCGACATCTTCTTTGGCGACCTTGTTGGTGTCGGCGAACTTTGCGACCGCGCTCTTCACCTCACCGCGGACCTTCTCAACACGCTCGGTCGCCTGGCGCGATTGTTCGGCTTGACGCGCCTGCTCGCGTTCGCGCTCCATCGTTTCCACGCGCGTCTCGAGCGGATCCTTGAAACCGGCCTGCTCGCCGCCTTCTTTCCTGCCAGCAGCGGCGCCGCCCTGCAGGTAACCCTTCGCCGACAGCCAGTTCGCCAGGTCGCCGGCTACGCGATCGATCGTCTCCTTCGGCCACACCTGCGTGAACGTGTCCATCAGCCGCGATGCAGTTGCCGGCTGGCCGTTCACGTCCGTGCCCTGGGCAATCGCGTAGAGAATCTGCGCGTCCTGCAACTGCGCGTCCATCTCCTTCGCGTCGGGAATGCCGTAGCGCTCCATCAGTGGCTGAACTTCCGAGCGGAACGTATCGAGTTCCTGATATCGTGGGTCGGCCTTCAGCGCTTCCTCGGAGACCTGGCCATGTTCATCACCGGCCTGCTGATCTTTGCCCTGTTCGCCTGCGCCCTGGTTGCCGCCCTCTGCTTCGCCGCTCCCGAGATTGCCGCCGGGCTGTTTTTCATCGCCCTCGCCATCGCCTTTGGAGAAGAACTCCATAGCCGCGTCTAGCCGGTCGTCACGATCGGTGAGATCTCGCTCGGTAGTACCACCGGCAGTGTCGCCAGCGCCGCCATCGGTCGCGCCACCACCTGCGGAGTCGCCGCCGGCGTCCTCGATCGAGAGCGCCATCAGTCGCGCGAGCACGCGCCGGGTGAAGGCATCGGGTTGAATCATCAGAATTCGCTTCATCGCTTCTTTTCTCCTCGCGCCCATGAAAAAGCGCCGCACGGTGGCGGCGCATCTGGGCTTACGAAATCAGTTCTTAAAGCTCAGCTTTAAGTTATTCGTTGAACGTATCCGGGTTGATGCGGCCAGCAGCCGTCTTCGGTGAACCGGTCTTTTTGTCGCCGGCGTTGATCTGCTTCGGCGGCGTGATCAGGAACCCGCTCGGGCCAGTCGGCGCCTGCGGTAGGTCCGTGTTGTAGGTGTCCCGCGAGCGGTGAATGCCGCGTGGACCAAGGCCAGTCGCCATGGTTTATTTACTCCGGTGAAAAGTCTCTTTCGGTGCGTCCTTGCCGCGCGGACCGAGGTGCGCCGGCTGTTCCTCGATCGGCCGATCGTAGTGGACGGTGTCCGGCTTCTTCGCGCCGTGCTCGTCCTTCCCGCCTGGCGAGGTCTCAAAGTGGCCCTGCGGGTTGCCGACGGAATCCACTTTGTCGGTCGACGCCATGTTCTGGTGCGCGCGCCGGTCCGCTTCTTCGGCCATTCGCTTGCGATCAGCATCGGTCAGCATATCCTGCGGAGCATTCGAGCCGCGTGGACCGACCTCGTCGATGTGGATCTTCTCGTTGCCGAGCGTGTCCACCTTCGACGTGTCGCGCTGGTCACCGGTGCCTTCGATTGGTACCGGCTTCTTGATCGGCTCGGGTTCCTGCGACGCCGGCGTGGTGTCGGCTGATCCAGATTTTGGTGTGCTGGTGGTTGTTGTGTCTTCTGCCATCTGCCCTCTCCTTTGCTGAATTCAACCCTATGGAAGTTGGGATGCTACCTGCGACGCTTCGCTCGCGGCGCCGGCTGAGCTCGCCTCGGGGCTCACGGTTTGTCCGGGAACTCCTTCGAGGCCCGGTTTCTTCGCACCACCACCAGCTGCGCCGTGACGCTGCGCCATCGCTCCGCCCAGCTTCTGTCCCGGTGTCGGACCGGCAGACGCAGCAGCGGCCATGGCTGCTTGCGCCTGCGCGGCGGCCTGCTGCTGCTGCATCATTTCGAGCGCCGTCAATACGCGCTGTTGTGCGTCGGGTGGCAGTTGTTCGAACTCTTCCGCCAGCGTGAACTCGCCGAAGATCTGGATGAAGATGTCCAGCTTCATGTAAGGCGTGATCACCGGCGATTGGCCAGCGATGACCAGGTCGAGATCGCGCTCGGCCTTCATAAATTGGTTGTGGTCCACCAGGTTCACGCTGTTGAGGTTCGCCTGGTTGATGATGTAGTCGCGCGTCGCCTGGTCCATCGGGTTGATCATGCCGCCTTGGACCAGCATTGCGAAATCGGCCTGCTTCTCGTCGTCGGTGCGCGGGCGCGATGAATTCTCAACAATGGTGAGGGTGTAATCGCCCTTCAGATCATCGCCGCAGAAGGCTTTCATCCCGTAGCGGCCGTTGTAGCCGGCGACTTTCACCTTGCGCTGCTCGCTCCAGTATCTCTTCGCCAGGATCAGGCACTTCCCGTGGCGCAGCCCGTGCGAAGTCTCCCACAGCGCGCGTTGCGTCGAGATCTGCTCGGCCGCCTTCGCGCCCAGGTAAGCGAGTCCGCGGAATGCGGTCACACCCTGCGGGTTCATGCCCGCCTGGATGCCTTCGGTCATGCCGATCTCGAGAAAGTCCTGCTTGATCGCCGCTCTCAGCTGCCACACCGAGCCGTGGAACGGGGAAGGCTGCACAAAAGTGGGTGCAATCTTGCCGTCACCGATCGGATCGAACTCGACCACGTCGCTGGGCGATCCGCTCGGTGGTTTCGTCGTCTGCGTGGTCGGCCACACCCACTTGCCGGCCGCGTTCGACATCATCGCCAGCTCGATCAGTGAGTCCAGGCGATTGAGCCGCTTCTGCAGCGGAATCAGGTCGCTGCCCAGGCCCTTGTTGTAAATGTTCGCGGGATCGGCTTCCCACTGGTAGAACGTGGGCGGCTTTTGACCCTCCAGCTGGCTGATTCCCCAGTCGAGGACCTTGCCGCCGGCGCAAATGAGGAAGATTCCCCACTGGTGCAGCTGCTCGATCGGGTCAAGGTCAGAGTCCGGGACCAGATCATCAGCTTCGTCGCCTTCGGCCGAGTCTCGTTCACCCGGCTCATCGGCCTGATCGTCGTCATCTCCGGAAACGGCAATACCTTTGTCGCCATTCTGTACTGCTTCCTCTAAAGCCTGCTGCAGCTCGTCCGGCAGCTGATCGAAATCGGCCCAGGTGATGACAATCGTCACCGTCTCGCCGGCCTGCTCGTGCATGAAGTTGTAATTGACGAGTGAGCGCAGCGCCTCGAGGTAGATCTCGTTGGTTTCCTGCTTCTCGTCGGACTTCAGATCCTGTGCGGCGTCGGGCCACAGCTGCTTGGCAACGCTCAGCGGCTTGCGGAACTTCCACTGCAGTTTCGGCGCCAGGTTCGGGCTCTGACAATCGCGCGGAATGAAGAGCTCGAAGATCGGGCGCACTTCCGTCGTGATCTTGCCCTTGGAGAACTGCTTCACCTCGGTGGTAACCGGCGTGTCGTTCGTCCAGCCTGCGGTATTGGTGCTGCCACAGTACGGACATGGCGCCTGCTGCTGTTGCGGCATCGGCGCACCCGGGTTCTGAGCCCGTTCGGGCGAAAGATCACTGACGTTGCCACAATCGAGACAGCCGAGCATCGGGGTCGATTGCACTTCGATCTGCGGCACCTTGATCACGCCATTCGATTTCGACGTATCCCAGATATCGACGGTCACGCCCAGGCCCCACAATGCCGTGTGCTTGGCGAGCAGCGGCATCTGGATCCTCAGTCCGCTCTCTTCGTCGATCGCGTCGATCGCATTCTCGGCAAATTCGGCCGCACGGCGGTTCCGGTCGCTGTCGTCATTGGGAATCGCCATCGCGCGCAGTTTGCCTGACCCCAACTGGTTCGCGTTCGCGTTGATCGTGCGCGCGAAGTGGTTGGTCACCGGCATCGGCCGCGGCTTCGCCGGGTCCTGCTTCAGCAGCGACCAGCGCTTGTTCGACGAGTCCCACTTCAGCCACTGCCGGCGCTGATAGAACAGGCCCGCTTCGTACCATTCGCGCTCTTCGGCAAAGCGATCGCGCGAGAGGTCCTTGTGCAGCAGGTCCGAGTAGGAGAGCAGCAGCTTCTCCAGGCTCGCTGTGCCAGAGAAACTCGCGCTGGCGGCGCCGTCGGTCTTCATTGCCTGGAATTCAGTGTTCATTTGAGCCTAAAAAGCGTCAGGCGCCACCCTGGGTTGGGAGGGGGCGCCTGACGGGGTCCAGAGAGGGCTTCTCTGCTAGACAACATCCTTTCCGCGACTCGCGCGGAATTCGTTTTCTTCGTGGAGGACCTGCTCGAACCCGTGCTCGAGCTCCTGCATGACCTGATGTTCCTTCGTGCGAACTGCGGCGTCGGCCTCTTCGTCGAAGGTGGTCACATCGTTCAGCACTTCGGCGGGCAATGCGGCGACGGAAGCTTCCGCTTTGCGCGCGCCGGTGACCACCGGGCGATAGAAGCGCTCTTCCACCACCATCTTCACCATCGCCGACAGCTCGCGTTCGCGATCATGCGCGTGATCGAGCAGCACACGCAGATCGGCGAGATGCTGATCACCTTTCGTACGCAGCAACTGCTCCAAATCGCGCAGCTTCGCCTCGGCCGAATAGATTTGGGTGTCGGCCTTGACGCCGGCCTGCTTAGCTTCGTGCTGAAACAGCGCGCGAATGCGCTGCCACAGCCTGCTTAATACCTTCATGGATCACCTGTTCGAGACTCACCGCGGCGCCGTCCCTCCAAAAGAGGTTCGGCGTCGACGTGTCGCGCGAAAAACCTTCTGCCGTGAGCGCTTTCACCGCCTGCTCTGAGGCCTGCGCGTAATCGTTCGCGCAACCTTTGGAGCAATGCAGGTTGCCGTCACCCGTGTGTTGCCGGCCGCAGGACCGGCACCGATACTGGCGCGGCATCTACTTCCCGCTGCGCTTGATCGAGGCCTTCGGGATGCGAATGTTCAGGTGTGTGTCGTCTTCCTGGACATCCGGCTGCATCCCGAGTGCAGCGCGCTCGAGCGAGTTGCCGTCCATGCCGTACGCGTCGGAGGTGTGCTGTTGCAGCGTGCCATCGTTCATCGCCGGCGCCACTTTCTGAACGTTCGCGCTGTTCTCAGCCCCGGGATCACCAATGTGCGTGTTCGGAATGCGTGCGTTTTCACCGCCCGCACGCGACGTGTCGCTAGTGGTCAGGTTCGCCGAGTCGGGCGCCTGCTTCGGCTTTTCGCTGCCGCGCATCCCGCTGGAATGTGCCGTGGGCTTCTCGCCCTTCGGGTTGCCGACTGTGCCGCCGGCGTGCTGTTTGGTGCCGCCGCCCTTTTCTTTGCCGCGCATCCCGCTGGAGAACGCGTCGTTTGTCTTCGTCTTGGCCATCTGAGAACCTCGATATTGTGATATTGCGATTTACTTCGTGACTGGCGGCGCCGCGGCCAGCAGTTCCGTTTTGCGCGCGCTTCCGGCCGAAGAGCCGAAGTAGTACGCGATGATGCCAACCCACGCGGTCGCCAGCGTTTGCAGCTCCAGGATCGCCAGATCGTGCGACTCCGGCTTCACGCCGTGAATAAACACCCACCACAGCGACGCGAAGAAGCCCACCGTAACTACGATCGCGAGGATCGCAGGAACCTTATCCTTCACCGACATCTCGCGTTTACGCGCTGAATCTCGATCGCCGGCGGAAACGCGCTCGAACTCTTCCGCGCTGTTGATGCCCATCTGCTGCATCACTTCCGTGTGGCGGTTCTCTTCCTGCTGGAGCGCCAGTCGCTGTTCAGGCGTGGCGTTGATCAGTGCATTACCCATGTCTTCCCAGGTCACGTCCTTCGCGCCTGGCGCCGGCTGAACCTTCAGGATCTGCCCGAGTGTCGACATTGCCAGGTCCCCGCCTGGCACGGCCGAGGCCGCGATCGTCAGGTAGGGAAATGCTTTCTTCAGAAAATCCTTCACTGCATCACCTCTTCAAGCTTCGCTACGATCGCGAGAAATTCAGCCAGGTTGTTGTGGCCGCCGTTCACCAGCTCGCGCACGCGGGTCCAGTTCTTCGCCCCGGCCGCGACCTGGATGTGGTGCTCACGGAAGTACGCCGCCAGGATCGAGGCCGCTACGTTCGGGTTCAGCGCACGATCCGGTTCGCCAACCAGGTCGATCGCCAGCAGCTGGCCGTAATGCCGATAGTTTTCTTCCCAGGTGATCTGCACGTATCCGCGGCCGAAGAACGGGAAGTACTTCTTCGCGCGGAGATATGCTTCAGAGCCGAATTCCTTGATCGGCTCGAACTTGTACGCCGTCTCCACCGCAATCGTCGCAAGCGCGGCGATCGTCACCTCGCGCGAGTAGCAGCCCAGGTCCTTCAGGCAGATATCGATCGCGGGCCAGTTCGCCTCGATGTTGTGTTGCGGACAGCGGACCGCCGCTGCCACCTTCGAGGTGTCCATCAGTGCGCCAGCCTTTTCCACGCCTGCTCGAGCAGTTCCTTGCTAAACAACGCCGTCAGCGCGATCGCTACTTTCCATTCGGTACGCAGGTTCGTGAGCCAGGTCCTGGTGCGCGCCGCGCCATTGCGGATCCGCCTCAGCTCGTCGTTGGTCTCAATCCGGTGCGTCTCAAAGTCTTCCTGCAGAGCCGCAAGCGCGATGATCACGCCGGCCAGGTCCTTCTTCAGCTGAGGAAGTCCCTCAGTCCGTTCCATCAGTTGGCCGAGCATGAAGACGACGTCGGGCGTCGGCGCAGTCGCCGCTAGTGGCGTCATGGTTGATTTGTTCCCCCAGCAAAATCAGAGGCGAGTGCGGCGTGCCTGCTCCCCCAGAGATTTACACGCACACACTCGCCCGAATCGCAGGCTGGTTGGCCTGCGAAACGCAAAACTATTGAATCGAGATACGCTCCGCCGCGGCGTTCACGCGCACGGTTGGCGTTCCGGTGGCACCAGCGAAGCTCACGCCGTACTTGATGTTGCCGGTACCCTTGCTCTCCACCACACATTCACCTGCATAGGTGTTGCCGATGGCCGTCAGGCTGGTGGAATTAAGCCCCAGGGCAGTGGCGTTCACAGGGTTGTGGGCGGTGCCGGACTGGTCGGTATATCCGCAATAGGGCTGGAACGTCCCAGCCGTGCCGGCTGCGGTCACTGTGGCGTGAACGGTGATGCGATACATTCCGGCAGGGCAGGCGCCGCCGGCCACGCGACACGTGATGTTCTGGTCGCCGCTCGATGTCGTGATGGAGAGCGCGTTGGGCAGCGCGATCAGCGAGGTCTGCGCCGCGCTGCACGCCGCGTAGTAGCTAGTGCCGTTGGTGTAGACCATGCAACTCGTCTGCGGCGCCACTGTCCAGGTGGCAGTCGAACCCATGAGGTTCACGCCGTTCGGTGAGATGAACAGTGGGAATCCGAGCGAGCCGTTGATGATGGTCGCGTACCAGTTCTTGTTCGGCGGCGTTGCCGGCAGCATGGCGGTCAAACCGGCTGAACTTGATGGTGTGATCACGAGGGTCTGGGCGAAACTGGTGGCATCGAGCGTCAGGTTCGCGCTGGTGCTCGTGGCGCCGCCATCAGTGCCGAAACCCTGCTGTGCTGGAGTGTTCCAGATGCACTTTCGAGGCACGCCATAGCCGCTCTGCGTGCTGCATGAGTAGAAGGTCACAACCGGTGTTGTCTTGGTTGCGCCGAAGCATGGACTGCCAGCCGTGATAGAGGCCTGTCCACATAGCGTCAGACCGCCAGTGCCCTCGTCCTGAATCACGTAGTCACTGCGCTGGCCTTCTGCCGATGAGATGTTGAAGGCGGTGAATGCGGTGATCGAACCAGGTACCACATGCAGCACGGCCTGCATATTGAAGTCAGGGTGACCCTGGCCGGTGATGTTATCGATCGTCACGCCCTTCGCGGCGTGGGTCTTTGCCAGTTCTACGCAGAACTGCACTTCCTCACACGAGACGTTGCGAACCGCGATGTCGCTGGAGTTGACCGCAACTCCCACCGATCCAGCGGCGCCGCCAGTCGGCCCGGAAATGGTCGCGCCGTCAATGCCGCGATTCGTTTTGCAGAAACCGGAAGTCGAGCAGTAATCGAATGCTACCCAGTTGGTTTCACTCGTCGGGACGCCAACAGACTGGAGCACCAGCCGCTTCCAAGGCCCCGAGTTCTGCGCTCCGGAAAAGGACCCGGTGTTCTCGATCTTGATGTCCGTCGTGCAGCCGTTGACGAATACGCCTTCACCGCCCGTGTTCTCCTGCGACTGGTCGTTATAAATGCCGATCGAGCCGGAGGTATAAGTACCACTGGGCGAGATGCAATTTACACCGAGATTCTGGAGCCACACGGCACGCGGGTTCGTGGTGCCGGCGTTGTAGCCGAGCACGAGCACGGCCTTTTGCGTCGTGTAATTGAAGCCGTCCGCTGCGATGAATTGCGCACCCATCTGCGAGGCGAACTGCGCTGATCCCTGCACCGGCCAGACCCACGGTGAGCCGCCGTCAATGAAAGTGCCGGTTGAAGGATTCTGCGCGACGGAGGTAGGAATCTTCACGTCGGGCGCCAGCTTCAGCATCTCAAGCCAAGGCTGCGGCGTCGTGGCGTTCGCCGGCGAGTTGGCAAAGCAATTCGTGATTACGTCCTGCCGCCCATGAAAGCCAGTCGCATCGATCTCGCCGAAGCCGTAACCCAGGCTCACGACGTAAGCGCGGGCATTGTTGATGCTCGCGCACATGTCCACGCCCGCGAACTGCGGCATGGAGGCATCAACCCGACCACTAAGGAAAGTGAACTTGTTGCCGGAGCCCGTGAACGTTTCTGTTCCGCTGTGCGTGTTCGAACCGGTGAACCCCAGATTTCGTGTCGGCAGGTTGTCGACGTACTGCTTCGTCGCGCCACCCAGAGGGAGAGTCGGGTCTCCGCCCAACAGCGGCAACCATGAACCGGTGTTGGCATTATCAAGTCGCGCGTACGTGCTATCGCCAGTCGGTGCTGCCACCACCGGCGCGCTCGTGTTCGGCGCCATCGTCGAGAGATCGCCACCCGCGGTGAAGGTATACGATGCCTTCCACACGTCGGATCCGTCCGACTGCATGGTGATGTCGTACCAGGTCACGCCCGTCTGTCCGCCGCACGAGATTTCACTCGACGAGTAGAGCGGCATCGTCACCACGCCAATTACCGGCGTGAATGTCTTCGAGGTCGGCGCCAGCATCGATGTGCCCACCACGATCGGCGGGTTCGAACCGCAACCGCGCAGCGTGGCCACAACGCTGGTCGAAGCATCCGGCGCCGCGCTCGAGCTCAAATCCTGTGGATGCACCGTGATCGTCACCGTCGCCTGTGCGTAAAGCGAAAAACACATCAACGCGCACACCGCGAGAATGAAGACCGTGATGATCCTCCGAACTAGCTGCATAACTCTCCGTAAAATGACTCAGTGTTCGCGCGGCGCTCGCCGTCGCGTTTGGTGCGCCAGTCGCGCTCCATCAATTCCACTTCCCGCATGCATGGCCGGCAGATCATCCGTTCCATCGCATGGCGGCGCTGCCAGAACTTGTAGGCCCAGCCCTTCGACTTCAGATAAGGCGTCATCTTGTTCAGCGCCTCGGCTTCAGTCGAGACGCCGGTCAGATATCGAAGATCGACGGTCACGCTGTGGTCGTACTTCTGCCGCCCCATCGCGTCCAGTTCGCCTTCGACCAGGACCACCCGGTCCTCGCTCCCGCATTGCGCGCACCGTCTGACGGTAGGCGCTACTGCTTCCACCCGCGGCGCCGGCGTCGAACGTCCGGATAGGCTGGTGCGCGTCGGATCGAGGCGATGGCCGCTCGAGCTCGCCTGAGGGATCGCAGTACCCGCAGTATTTGCGCCCGTCTCCGCGTTCATGCGCGAACGTCCGAGGACAGAATTCGCAGAGCTTGAACTCGCGCGCCATGTCGCTTATGCCTGGCCAACCGAATCACCATCAGCTTTGGTTCCAGCGATCCCACCGAGCACCGGAATGTCGTATGCATCGCAGATCTCGTTAGTGCGCGCGATCAGGTAATCCATCAGCCCGCGGCGGACCCGCATCTTTTCCACACTTCGGCGCATGCCGTTGCGCCACGCAGCGGCGTCGAATTCAGGTACTGTCACGGGGAGTTCCTACTCGAGGCAGTTACCCGGCCGAAACATGCCGGGATCAATCACTGGAAATCTCTGCTTGCGCTGCTCCATCGCTCGTTCCGCCGCTTCCACTCGAGCAACCGCGTCGTTCAACTCCGGCCAGCTGATGTGCATTGCCGCCAACAGCGCCACGTCGTAGAACGTGATTGCATTTAAGCTAGGCAGCATGCGCACCTGCGCGAAGGAGAATAGGAACGATGGCAACAGCCAACAAAAAGCCCGCTAAGACTACGAAACGTAAGACTCAGCGCGCCGGCGGTACAGCGCGCAAATCGAAATAACTATTCAGCCGGCGGCTCGCACCAGCACTCAGTGAGTCGCCGGTTGTGCCTGCCGCTCGGACACTTCGCGTCGTCCGGGATCTGCGTAGCCGGTCCACCCACTTCCACGATCTGCGGCCGTGGTTCACTCTGGTCCACGACAGCGATCTGGAACGGCGTACTCTGCAGGTACTTCACCGCGCACCCTGCTCCACTTTGACGTCGAATCGACGCACGCCGCATGGCTTCCAGACGATCGTCTTCACGGCGAACTGATCGACCAGCTTGGCCACTCGGCCGCTATCGTCCAGCTTCACTGCGAGATCGAGCGCCACTTCATTCGCCAGCTCGTCCAGCAACTTGTCGGCCTCGGCATAAGCCTGTTTGCCGGCGTCTTTCGCAGCCAGCAGCTTCAGCATCTTGCGCGCGATTCGTTTCTCTTCACGTTTTGTCATGCTCGCCCTCTCTCATGGTGATCGGCGCGCCGGGTCGCTTCCGCATACTCATCCGGCATCACTTCGATCGGCACCACTGAAACTCTCGGTCTGGTCATCAGCCCGTAGCGCAACGTATCCGGCGCGTGGTCCTCGCCGTTCGTGTCGATATCTTCCGGGTCATACTCGTCGTGGATCTGCGCTGGCAACGTGCGGATCAGGTGCGGGCATCCGTAGCCAGGCATCGACGAATCCACGTCGAAGATCTGCAACGCTGGCGGCCGCGTGAGAATGCCCGTCTTCGGGTCAATCTCCCACGCCAGGTATTCGCGGACACGAGCCCAGCCATTCACGCGCTCGTTGTCGCCATCGATCATGTGCCAGCCAGCTAGTCCCATCACCTCCGTCGTCGACGGACCGTGATTCGGGTTCGAACACGCCGGATCGCACACGTTGTAGCGAAGCTTCTCGGTGCCGGTCATGCGCACGTTGTTCTTCGCCAGCCAGGTCGAATCGCGCTTCGTGACGTACGCCTCACGATAGGCGAACACCTGCTTCTGCGGGCTTACCGCAAACCAGAGCGTGCATGCCGGCGACGTGAAGCCCCAGTCGAAGCTCGAGAAGCGCTCCCAATAACTGGGGATCGGGAACGGCTTCACCACGTGGATCTTCCGGTTGAACTCAGAGAAGAACTGGCCAACAAAGCTGTCCCACGATCCGAACAAATGGGCATCGCGCTCCTGCCCGGGCAGCGCGTTCAGCTTCTTGCCGTAATCGGTGCGCGTGACGAAGAACTGAAAGCGCTCTTCATCCGTCGACGCGTAGTACTCAGCGATCGATGCGGCCAGCATCAGCCGCCGTTGCTCTGCCGTCAGCGTGATCCACTGCTCGGCGGTAACGTTCAGGTCCTGCAGGAACGCCGAGATCGCCCACTCGACGTTGTCCCAGCCGTACGCCTGGATAAAGACGTAGTCATCAGGGTCTTCGTTCAGCGTGAAGTCCCTCAGCACGAATACGCGCTTGATGAAGTCATGACCAACGTTGCCGGGGTTGGTCGTGTACAGCATCTTCGGCACGATCACCGGGTTCTGCGTCCACCGGTTGCACGTCTCGAGAAACCTGAGCTCCTCTTCACAGAAGTGCGTCGCTTCCTCGACCAGGATGAATGCATATTCCTGACCCTGGAAGTCGTAGACGTCATCCTTGTGCTCCGCGTAGCCGAAGACCAGCTTGCTGCCGTTTGGAAACTGCAGCGTCTTCTTCGACTCGTTCCACCACTGCCTGAGAGCAGGGAACTCGCGGAACATCGGAACCACGTGATTCCGATAAACATCCTTCCACTTGCGCCGGATGATGATCGCGTCGATGCCTGCAAACGTCAGGCACAGCAGGATCATCACGTCGCGGCCGGCTTTACTCTTGCCGCCGCCGCGGGCGCCACCATAGCCGATCTTCGTCGGGCAGCCACGCCTGGAGTCGCTTACGTATCTCCAGAACTGGCTTTGCTTCGGCTGAAAGCGGATCCGCAGGTCGATCGGGCCGGCGCTAGGCCTCTGCACCGATGAACTCCACCGTCACGCTCACGTTGCCGCTGTGCTTGTGGTCGACCTCGCCCTCGGTCTTCGCCGTCGGAACGAAGTACTGACCATATTCAGCAGCCAGCTTTGTGTATTCCCTGCGCTCGGTCCAGGCCACGCAGTCTTCACGGTCGAATACCATGCCCTGGAACGCGTAGAACTTCGTCTCGATCGCGTCCATGCCCTCGGCGATCCGCGCCACGACCTTCTCCGCGGGGATCACCGACTGGATCAGCCTGGCGAAGGCCTCGCGCACATCATCGGTCTCGATGTGCTGCTTGGCGGTCCGCGCCGTCGTCTCCGCATAGCCGGCATCGAGCGCGGCCTGATACTTCGTCTTGCCGCTCGCCCGGCCTTCCAGATACTTCTGCTTTCGCAGGCTCAGCTCTTCGAACGAGACGCCCTTCTTCTTGTCGTCAGGCTTGATCTCGCGCGGGCGGCCTGCACCGTCCCGTTTGCCCCCTCGAGGCATTGGTCGCTCCCCACAGCTCAAGTCCACCCCGGGGGAGGGGGGCGTCAACTCGCCGTTTGAATTCAGTGACTTGTTTGAATCAGGATCGAAATCAAACGATTTCAGACGTCCTTCGCAGCCTTTACCGCTCCCACCACCGCCGCCATCGCTCTCTTGTCGTCGACTTTTAGATAACGACCTGTGGAGCTCATCGACTTGTGTCCCAGGTGCTGACGCACGTTCTCAATCCCTGCCGTGTGAATGCTTTGCATTGCGATCGAGTGCTTCAGGATGTGCGGGTGAGCCAGCCGTTTCGGGATTCCCGCGCGCAAGCCGTACTTCCGAACCAGGCGCCAGAAGTGAACTCTGGACACCGGGAAAACTCTTTGATTCGGGTGCATGCCCCGAATGAAATCAAACAGCGCCGCGCGACAATTCAGCAGCGGATCCGCATCTACCACGACGTCCTGCGACGTCTTCATCGAGCCCTTCAGCCGCTGTACCGTGATCTGGCCGTCGGCGATCGAACTGGCTATCAACCCAACCACTTCCGAGGCTCTCAGGCCGTGCCAGAAGCCCACCAGGATCATCAGCCAGTCGCGCTCGCGCTCGGCTCGAGCAGCGGCTAAAAGTGCCAGAACCTGCTCACTTGAAAGGTGCTCCATAAATCAAACGGGGTAACAAAACAGCATTTTGTTACCTGTCCGCCGGCCTAGTTCCTCGCCTGTTCGGCGCGGGCCAGCTCGGCCTCGGCGATCTTCTTCACATCCTTCGCCGTCAGCCAGCCGCCGCCAACCGTGGGCGCACAGTAGGGGTTCGGCTTGCGCACCTCGGCCACTTCTTTCGCCCGCTCGGCCGCGGCCTTCTCGCTCGGCACCCAGATCTTTGATCCATGGGGCCCGGCGTGCACCGTGACAGCGTGCATGTCGTGCGTCTTCGGCCAGGCTTTCACTTTGCGCATGGCGCGCCGATGTCCCTGGGCATTGCCCTCGAGCTCGCGCAGGGTGATGTTGGCTTGTGGCTTGTAGTTCTTCGTGCGCGGTCCGCGCAGTCTGATCTTCTCAGGCGGCTTCTGCCGGCAGTTCCTGCATTTGCATCCCAGATCGTCGGCGATCCCGGAGGCGACCAGCTCGCGCGCTTCAGTCGAGCCGATCGAGCGGATCACCGCGCCGTTCACGGATTCAAGTTTGGTCGTGCGGCTTGCATGTCGTGCCAATGGCCCCCCATGGTGTGAGCCACAGCCGCTGCCTCGATTGCCGATTGCTAAATCAGAAACACGTCTCCTGCGTGCCTCGCGCTAGCTTTGCCGGACCGCATGGCCGCTGCTGGGGCTTACAACGCCGGATTCGCTCAGCTGGGACTTGGTTAGGTCCGCGTCGGCTCGTGCAGGAATGCCGAAAGATATGTAGGTGAGAAAGCCTTCCGACTATCTCAACCGGAGTAGAAGCAGAGCAAGGGCTTTATTGCTGGAGTTTAGAGTTAAATGCGTCCGTCGCGGCTCGAGCTCAACAAAACGCCTTATAGCCGGCGTTTGGAACCACGTAGCCCGCGTCACACGAAGGTCATTTGGTGCTACGCTGCCCGCAACCAGATGCACCACCTGCACGTCATCACCTGCGACTACTGCATGCGCTGCGCCGCATCGCCGCGCCACGAACTCGTCCAGATGTGGCTGCGGATCCATCTCGCGCTCTGCATGGCGGCGAAGCGCGCCGCGCAGCTGGTCAGTACTTGCCTTTAACTGCGATCGACGCGTTTGCCGCCATCACCGCTTCACGCACTTTGCGGATCGCCGCCGTCTGGTCCGCCGATCCGGGCGTGTTGTCGATGATCGCGCGTGCCAGGTCTTTCGCTGCTCTACGGATTGCCTCGTACTTCTCCGGGTCGCCCGGTTCAGGCGCGTGATAGCTGAAGATCTCGTCCAGGTTGAAGTGCGGCATTCATCATCCTCCGTGATTCTGGGTTTCGGTGGTGGAAGTCTCATCGACGCGCGCTTTGTGGCGTCGCTCGATGCCGGCGTACTCCCTGATCTGCGCCACGCGGCCGATCGAGATCGAGAACTCCGCGGCGATCTCTTTGTAGGTGGCGCCCTGCCGCAGTCGCGCGCAAATCTGCTGCATGCGCGCATCTTTCGGTTCGCGGCCGCGTTTCGTCTTGCGCCATCTACTTGAGCCATCGCTCATAAACCCGCTTACGTGATCAGCTTTTTCGCCGGCGGTCGTTCCACCAGCGCTTCTTCCACCGGCACGTTCACGCGCGGATCTTTCAACTCGGCCACCGCTCGCGCCACCAACTTCTGCTGTTCCGGTTCGGGCAGCTCGTTGAATGCGCGGATCGGAGTTCCCACCACGCGCTGCCCGCGGGTGTATTCCATGACCAGGTTGGTGAAGTAGATCAGCTGCGCACGCTCCCACACCATCATTCGCTTCAGCTGATTGTTGTCGGCCTCGAGCGCATCGATCGCCGAGGCGGCTTCCTTCATCGCCTTGTTGATCTCAGCGTTCGTCAGCTGCTTCTGTCCTTTCAGCAGCTTCGCGCCTTTGCGTGCGTCCTTGTCCAGCTTCGTGATTCGTGTCGCCATCAGTCGACAACCTCCCAGTCCTCGGCCAGCATGTCGGTCTGCGACGCAAGCCAGCCCATCAGGATCGGGCCGTTCACGGTTTTCATCGTGATACACGGCAGCACGGTCGCACATCCCCCCTGAGACTTCGCATACTCGCGATTCGGACCGGCCCAGAACTTCTCCGCCGGCAGATCTGTCGAACCGGGCGACAGTGCGATCCACATACCCTTGCCGTTCCATCCGGACCGCGCCACTCGCCTGCCTTCCTTCAGCGCAGCCAGGGCGCCACCGAAATCCAAGCCTTCGCTGCCGCCGATATCTGCGGGCTCGAAGAGTTCAACGATGTTTTCGTGCGGCACGGGGTAGAAATCCTCAGGCGCGCCTTTCACGATCCAGTGGCCGAGCGGAACGTCCACCGGGCCGGACGGTGTTGTTACTGCCAATTCTTTGTGGCCGTGAACGTGGACATACTTCCCGCCAAATTCCATCACTTCGTTCAGGTTGTCGCCGATCCACTGGACCGCTTCAACCACCTTCACTTTTTTGCGCAGTCTCCGATACGTCATGCTCCTCCTCTCGTTTGCCGCCATAGAGTTCTTCCCACTCACGCAACTTTTGATATGCGCCTTTTGCCGCCGGCTTTTGCTTCGTGCCCAGCAGCCGCTTCACTTCGTCGCACCACATCTTGTAAGGCCAGTAGTGCCGATCGCCGAACGGATACGCCGCACTCACCGCTTTGCGGATTTCCTTCTCCGGCTTGCCCCGCATCTGCTCGAGCACGCGCGAAATCACCTCGTGCGCCCGCGCTCGATACGGTGACGTGAAATGCGTCACGCCGCACGCCTTTGCGCGGTTACCTCGCGCACACTGGCGATCGGTTTCCTGCCTCGCATCTTCGCCCGATGCTGGCGCACCCGCTCACGCACCTGGTTCGCCGCTTCAAACGGCACGTGCCTGGCGAAGGTGTTGCGATGCAGCTTGACCAGCTGCGCTGCGCGGCACATATTGCCGCCCGCGCGCTCGAGAGCCTTCTCCAGGTACGCGCGCTGGAAGTGTTGCCATGCTTCATCCGCCGTGAAGTTCGCGTCCAACAGGATCTCCGCCAAATCGCGGAGATCGCGCCCGACCTCCAGGTATCGATTGTCGTCAGCCATTGTTGCCCTCCAGTTTGGGTTCGTCCTCGCTCACCGTCAGACTCGACGGCACAAACTTCGCCAGGCCTGCCGCGCGGACCAACTCGGCCAGCTCCTCGCAGGCTTCTTCCCGTGAATTCCCGATCGCGCTGAACTCGAATTTCGCTCGGAAGTGGTTGGTGTCAGGGTCGATCGTGATTTCCGGCACCAGTGGTTTTCCCGCCACTTCCCGCAAATACCGGCTCTGTCGCCCGAGCTTCGCCACGCGCTCTCGCTCGTCCTGGCGTTGCTCGGCCGGCGAGCTTGGCGGAGGGTCCGCATCGGCCGAAAGCGTCACACCGCGGTTGCGCGCAATCGACGCCAGGTCGCCGAGGCCCATAAACTCCTCCGGGTGTTCCCTCCGGCGCCGCTCAAGTTCATCCCGCTCGCGCCAGTTTTTGAGCGAGCGCTGGTGCTGCTGCTCGTCGGCCAGCAGCCGCAGGCCCAATTCGCGGATCTCGCCCGGCGACGGCAGCGCGGCCATTGCCCAGGTCCGCTCCAGCTCAAGGAACCCCAACTCCAGCGCGCGCGCCGGCATGTCCTCGAGCGCTTGTGCCGTTGCCACCATGCGGCCGGTTTCGATCGTGGCGTTCACCAGGTTCGCCAGGCGAAACATCGCCCCGGTCACTGCGTCCTGCGTTTGCTCTCTCGTTTGCAAGGAATTGAAGCGCTGCTGCGGTCTGATGGAAATTGCTAACTGTTCTTGCGACAGTTGCGTTGTTTCGCAGTGCTCCAGTTCCAGCCGTTCGTTCGCCCGTGCGTCGTTCGGTTGTGTCGCCACGTTCACCTCCGATCGATTTCAGCTTGCGGTACTCATCGAGGGGACCGTCGCGGTATTCCCACAGCCGCGAGATCCAGCGCGCCGGCGGCTCGCGGCGCTTCGGCCCGAGATCGCTGGCAAAACGGTTCTCCACGCAGCGTTTCAGCGTGTCCTCGTCCCACACCCGCCGGTCGGCGAAGGCACCCTTCAGCGAATGGCCGAGCTGCACGCGCATGTCCTGCTTGTCCGCCCAGGGCATTTTTTCCGGCGCATTCGCCTCCTCCCAGCGGAACACGATCCAGCGCTCCAGCCGCGCATGTCGCGAGTCTTCGCAGGGCACCGCCTCTGGGGGTGGGGGGGCCAGTCCACCGGGTTTTCGGATCTCGCCCGGAGTCTGGCTCGCTGGGTTTGGAAGGGGGGAAGGGGGGATAGGTGCTTCTGAGTCTAGATTGAGTCTAGAGTTCCTTATTGTGCGGGCACTCTGGTTCCCATGTCTGGGAACTGCAGTGCTCGCCTGCGCTGTTTGGTGGGAACTATAGTTCCCGGTAAGGTGGGAACTGCGGTTCCCACTTGTCACGGGCTGGGGCGGGAGTTTTTCTGCCGCCGGATCTCGGCGCATCAGCAGCCGGTAGGCTCGCCAGCCATCTGCTTGGCTGTAGCCGCGGGGCAGCGCCACTACCTGGTACATCTTTCCGTGGATCTCGGCGTTCCGCTCCCACTGCAACAGGGTTTTGTTTACATTGCGTTTGCCCATGCCCATCGGCGCGCCGATATCGGCCGAGCGAAACACCACGATGTCAGTGTCGTTGTTCGCTTCTGCGCTGAGCAGCAGAAGCAGTGTCAGCCCGTGCGAGCCAATCAGCGGGCCGAATCGTTTGATCACCTCCACCGGGACCGCTGCGAAGCGAGAGAGCCTCTGGGTTGCCGCCGCCGTTCGTACCGGCACCACGCCGGCGCTCATGATTGGTGCTCCGCGCGCCGCATCGCCACTTGTGCAGGCGCGAAAAGTGTGTCATCTAAAAGCCAATGACCCATTGCCGCCGTTCTCCCTTGTTAAGCGTGTGGCGTGGTTGTTGAAAAGGCCGGGAGTTGCCGCTCCCGGCCTTCATGTTTACGTCTGCTGCTCGAGGCCCTTCATGTAGGCCCGTGAATCCGTGTAGCCGAACGTCCAGGCCACGGCGTCGCGCGCTCGTGCGATTGCTGGAGGCACTCGCAGGAAGTACGGCTTAAACGATCCGTCCGGTTCCGGCGTGGAGTTCATCACCTTCACCATCACCAGCGGTTCGTCGCCGGGGATGTCGGTGCGGTAAAGTTCGCCGAGCTCGTCGGCGTGGATCTTTTTCGCGCCGCTGTCCTCCAGGTACCGACCGAGACCGTATCGCTCCATCAGCACGCGGCGGACTTCGACGTTCTCCTCAGCCTGGATCTCTTTCACCGTGATCCAATCGGGCCGGACAACGGCGTATGCCGGCACCAGCACCCCGTGCCAGAAGTAGAGGTTCTCGACGTCAGATTCGACCGCGGCGCCCTTGTCATTGTGGAGGCGCCGTCCGTTCTCAAGCCGCTCCACGTGCACGGTAGGCTTGGCGACCCAATAGAGCGTGTCTTCGGTCCAATGCAGGAACCAGCAGCCGGCCAGGAAAGCTTCGTAACAAGGCAGCGCCCACTTCTTCACTTCCTCGCGTCCCAGCTGCACGGCGCCGATGTGAAACGCGGCCATCACCGACATTTCGAAGCGCCAGTACCAGCCCCAATAGCCGGTGCTCTGCAAACACCATTGCGCGAATCGGTGTAGGGAACTAATCGCGGCCATCGCGTCCGTCGCGTCCATCGCGGCCATCGCGTCCCTCGCGGCCCTCGCGTCCATCGCGTCCGTCGCGTCCATCGCGGCCCTCGCGTCCATCGCGGCCATCGCGTCCATCGCGTCCCTCGCGTCCCTCGCGTCCCTCGCGGCCATCGCGGCCATCGCGTCCCTCGCGGCCATCGCGTCCCTCGCGTCCCTCGCGTCCATCGCGGCCATCGCGTCCATCGCGTCCATCGCGGCCATCGCGTCCCTCGCGGCCATCGCGTCCCTCGCGGCCATCGCGTCCCTCGCGGCCATCGCGTCCCTCGCGGCCATCGCGGCCATCGCGTCCCTCGCGGCCATCGCGTCCCTCGCGGCCATCGCGTCCCTCGCGGCCATCGCGTCCCTCGCGGCCATCGCGTCCCTCGCGGCCATCGCGGCCATCGCGGCCATCGCGTCCCTCGCGTCCCTCGCGTCCCTCGCGGCCATCGCGTCCCTCGCGTCCCTCGCGGCCATCGCGTCCCTCGCGTCCGATGGATTGCGTTTCGCGAACTCATTGAGTACGTCGTCGACGTACTTGCGCAATGACGGCTCGCTGTCAATCGTCCAGCCGGCGCGCAATCTTCGGATCTGGCGCTTGATGCCGAACACGGCCAGGTAACGGGCGAGAGCCTCCTCGACTCTCGCCTCGTCCAACGAGCCTGGATAATTGCAGGCCTCGGTGTACCGCTGGAGCAGCACCGTGCTAGTCGGCAACATTGCGGATCGCCTCCGGGGAGTACTCGCGTTGGCGAATGACCTCGTAGTCGCCGGGTGGAAGGGTGATGTCGCCGTGTTCTTCGTGGACGATCCGCACGCCTTCTTCGCCGACGTGGAGATATAGGCCGTTTTGGATTTCGAGCACCTCCGCCTTCTCGAGCTCGGCAACGCGATGTGCATGTCCCGTGCTCTCACCTTCCACCAGCACACCGCTGGTGCGCTTCACAGCCTTTTGCTTCGGCAGGCTGTCGATACGCCGAATCAGTACGTCGCCCTGGCGATAAGAAACGCGCTGCTTCTTCACTTCACCCTCCGCACCAGGTCACGCAGCCAGATCCGAAACCAGATCGAAGCAGCGCCTGGGCCGTTGTGGCCGGTTTCTTCCGGCCGAACATAGACATCGATACTCTCGTCGTTCATGTAGAACCACACCTGCTTCGCTCCGCGTACCGTGCGCACCTGCCGCGGAGTCGTGTGCTTGGGAGCCGCTGTTGTGAACCGCGAATACGCCATCTATCTGCGCTCCTATCCAAACAACTCGTCCGCTACCTTCACCTCGTCCTTCGTCGGCAACGTCACCAGGCGGCGCGCCACCAGCCGCTGGATATACGCGTTGCGCGTCGACCGCGCGAACCCCGTGCACTCACTCACCGCCTCACGCTGCAATGGAGCGGGATAGCACTGGGCCAGAACTTCCAGCGTCTTTCGTTCGCCGTCGGGAAGCTTTCGCAGCCAGTACTCGCGCAATTCATCGCCGGTGGGCAAAGGCTCATAGTCCGAACCGAGAGCGGCGATGCCTTCGTCGGTGGCGAACACTGGACTATTCGTGCCTTCAGTCCGCGCCAGGCCCGCCGCGCAAAGACGCTGGATGTATGCGTTGCGCGTCGATCGCTTGAAGCCGGTTAATTGTGTGAGCTGCGCCCGCGTTGCACCATCCTCGTGCTGCGCGATCGCGACCAGCATCTTGCGTTCGCCTTTCCCGAGATCGTGGCTCTCGCTGCCACTGCCGTTCGAGTTATTGACTACCGGCGCCGCACGCTCTCGATGTTGTATCGGTCGGCGAGTGGTGGGACGAATTGCAGCGCGCTGCAATTTCTCGACGGAAACGGTGACGTTCGCTTCCGCCGGCGTTTCGAACTTCACCTGGTCGATCGCTTCACCGACTTGCGCCACAGCTACGGCGAAACCAGCATTGAGTGCGCGCTGGTAGTCCCGCACTGCACGCAGCCAGTTTTTATCGCGCTCGCCCAGTGCCGTGCGGACCGCTTTTTCTACTTCGCGCGCGGTCGCGGCTTGATCGATCTGTGGCGCCGCCGGCTTTGCCTTCTCCGCGACCCGCAATTGCGTCTTCACTTCGCGAAGTTCGCGCTGCAGCTCGGCGACGGTGCGCGCCTTCTCCTCTGCCGTTTGTGGCAGGTCCGCCAGTTTGGGCAGAAGATCGCGGATCTTTTCAGGCGTTGGTGGAGGAGCGGCGGCATGCTTTGAAGAGCCTGGCTGCGGGTGACTCGTCTGCACCTTCCCCGACTTGAATAGCAGCCGCTCTTTCGCGATCGCGCGCCCGAGCGCATAGAACATTCCCGGCTCCAGCGTGCGCAATTGAAGCGCGAAGGCGCTCCGTTCTTTTTTCTCCGTGGGTACGCTCAGCAGATCGAGCGCGCGCTTGATGTCGACATCCTCGAACGTTCCGCCAACCAGACGATTGAGCAGCATCGAGGTCGCGTCCTTCTTCAGGTTAGCGAGACGTTGCGTGGCCCACACTGCACAATAGCCGCGCTTACGGCCGCGCGTCGTGAGTGACACCATCGCCTCCGACGCTTCGGATTCGCCGGCGCCCTTCTCCGGGCAGAACAACTGCGCTTCGTCCACGACAACCACAACGGGGTGCCACAGCTTCTTGGGCGCGTCGATCATTGCTTCCAGAAACAGGTGCACCCATTTGTGGCGGTCGGAGGGCCGCATCTCATACAGGTCGCAAACGGCCGAGGCGCGGATCTCCAGAAGCTTGTGCGCGAGGAGTTCGGCCGAGCGGACGTCCGCGGGCGTATCGGCGCCTTCTTTGCCCACCAGCACGAAGTCGAACTTTTCTCGCAGCGTGGCGAACTCGCCCTCGGGATCGATGACGATGACCTGTACGTGTCCGAAGAGCTGCTCGATGAGCACGCGCAGCACCCACGATTTCCCAGCGCCGGAATTGGCCTGGATCAGCAGTCGCGTGAGCAGCAACTTGTCCAAGTCGAAACTGACGGGCTTACCGTCCGTGCTGGTGCCGATCGTAATCTTCACGCTTGTTCTTCCTGCTGCCGAAACCGGATCAGCGAGTACTCCAGCCGCTTGCCGCAGTCGAGACACGTCTGATAGTCGTGCGCGGTGCCGTCGTTGTCGTGCTCGGTCCACACGCGCGAGCGCGCCGCGTGCGGATGCCGGCAGCCGAAAATCAGGTCGTAGAGCCACTCCAAGATCTTCATCGGACCACCTCGCTTCGTTTGCTCGCTTCCTCAATCACGCGGCCCAACTGCTCGGCCGAGATACGTCCGCTCGCGCTCATCAGCGACGTCAGCGCTTGCTGCACGAACGGGAGGTCCGGCGTGTAGAAGATCAGTACTTCCTTTGCGCCGGGATGCGCTGTGAGATCGATCGTCATCGGCTTCCCCTCGCGGAGTCGATCGATGTTGCCGCGCTCCACAATGCAGAGCACGGCGCCGCCGGTCTGCATGCGGATCACCGCTTCCTCCGCTTCACGATCTTGCCGATCACCGCCTTGCGCGGTGTCACGTGTCCGATCGCCGGTCGCTTCGAAGGCCTGCGCATCGCGGCGATCATCGCCACACTGCCCAGCTCGGCGCGCATCCCCTCAAGCGAGATCTCTTCGACAGCGCGGAGCGCGTCCACACTCTGCAACTGCTCCGGGTCTCGGCCGAAGTACGTCGCGTTGCCGATCGGCCCAGGAACGAAGCCGATATCTGTTCGCAGGCACGCCTGGCACAGCTCAAAGCTTTTGCCGGTGCGATCGTCGATCAGCATCGCCCTCGCCGTGTGCCGGGCCCACGGCTGATGTCGCACGCACGGCACGTCCCAGCTGCCGAACACCTGCACCACTCGCAAACTGCCCGTCGCGCCCAGGTTCATGTAGCGCGCCGGTATCTCTGTCGCTTTCATCGCCGAAAATCTCCCGTCTCTCGCTGTGTGGCTTCCGTCATACTTGGGTTGCGTGCGCCCGCAGTCCCCCTACGAACGCACGCTGTTCAACTGACTCAATGCTGTTTTTGTGTTCGGTACAGGTACCTCCTTTCATTGGTCCGAAGGTTGTCGTTGCCGGCGAGGAAGAACATTGGCCGGGACGCGCGCCTCGACCCTCTTCGTAGAAGCGCGCGGCCCGTTCAATGGCTCTGGCGAATCTTCCCGACCTCCTTTCCTCACCGAATTCGTAAATCGCATCGGCGACTTACCTCTGCCGGCTCTCGCCGGCGAGCTTGTTCACGAAACATCCGGTGCAAATCGTCGGACAGCCCATGGCGACCTTCATCTGTCCACTCGGCGCGATCCACACTTCGTGACCGCACTCGGACGCGATCGCCTTCACCGATCCAGGAATGACTTCGGCGAAATTGAACATCGATTCGGCGATGCCGGCGCAGACGGTCAGCGGCTTCTGTCGCGCGATCGTCTCCTGCGGCACCACCGTGACTTCGAAGCTTCGCTCGGCGCCCACAAGTTTTCCAATGTCGAGCTTGTAGGGCGCAAAAGGCTTCTCGGTGTAGTCGTCGCTCACTGCGTCCTTCCCAGGTAATCGGTCATCAGCTGCGCTTTGTCGTTAAGCGGCAAAGCGCTCAGAAATCGGTCGATATGTTCTTCGCTCAGCCGCACAGTGGCGAAACCGTTGCTGGGGGGGGGGCACCTCCTTGCGCCCATTCCCATTGCCGTTCGCTTTCGCGTGGCCGTTGCCGTTGCTCTTCGCCGCCTTCTTCATGCGCACCGGTACTTCTTTCAGCTTGCGTCCGTTCGCGTGCTCTAGTCGCGCCAGCGTCTCCGCCGGCGCGGTCGTTTTGTGTTTGCCCGCCTGCTGGCACGGCGTGCAGTACGGATACTTGTTGCCCACCCGGCATTCATTCGGGCAGCCCGGCGTGGCGCACGGTTGTTTCTGGATCGGCATGCTCTCAACCTCCGCCGCGGAATCTCTCCCATTGGTTACTCTCGGTTTAGCCGCGTTCGCCCTCAAGGCTTCGCGGGCGGTCACAGGACAAGGAACACCGTCTTCGCAGTGCGCGCACAGCAGCGGGGGCTCGCTCGTCCGCGGCGTGCACTCCAGGTGACGGCACTCCACACAGAACAGGCTCACAGCGCGCCTCCCGGTCCGGGCCACATCATCTTCGTCACGATCGTAGGCATCGCGTGCTCGGCGATCTCGGCCGGCGCTGGCGGCACTTCCATCCGATACAGCGCGATTTCGCTCTCGATCTCATTGCCGAGCGTCCAGGCCGTGTCCACGCGCGCATCCATCACCAGCGTTGCGACCGAGAACGGCCCGGTCTCTTCGCGCACGCGCTTGTAGATCACGCCGCACGCGGACTCATAGTTGCGCACCATCTGCAGCAGCTTTTCGGCGAAAGCGAGCTCGTTCATGCGGCACCGCCTCTGGCTCGGCCGAGAACGCGGAGGACGCGCGTGAACGTGTCATCGATCGCCATCGCCGCGCGCATCTTGCCGGTCTGCGCGAGCACCGTCGCGACAGTCTTCAGCACGGTGCATGTCGGCTCAAGCTCCGAAATCATCGCCTCCACCGCGGCAATCTTCTGCGCGCGCGCCAGGCACTCAACGCTGGTCGCACCCAACGCGATCGCGAACACGTCTCCGTCGCGCGCGCGGACCGGCAGCTTATAAATCGGCTGAGCGTGGTCGCCGGCCGACGTCGTCATCTCGTTCATATCGACGACCAGGTAGTTGTTGTCTTTGGAAGATGGGCTGACGGCAGGTGACGCGCTCATGCTTCACCTGCCCTTGCCGAGCGCATGTTCTCGTGCCAGCTGCAATCACAGCTGGCATCGTCTTCGCCGCACTCGATCGCGCCGATCCGGATCGCTGCGATCCGCACGTAGATGCCGTGAGCCAGCGATTTCCCGAGACGCCGGAAGCCGTCGCGCTCGATCGCGATGACGGCGAACCAGTCACCGACGGTGATCACCGGTTCCTGCTGGGGCCCGCGGGTCAGGTTCTCGGCCGCGCGCGCTTCCACCAGGCCACCGGCCGCAATCGCTTTGCGTGCCTGGCGCCAGAGCAGCCCTTCGCCCGGGTCGGGGAAGGTGCAAGTGTTGGAGACGTTAGAGGTGGGGTTTCGGAGTTCAGCTGAACGCTGAACGTTGACAGCTGATCGCTGGTTTTCTGGTGCCACTGGATTTTCTCCCAAAATCCGGCAGCCCAATTGCGTCTGTGCAAAAGCCTGGATTAAGCCCTCTGCCTATCAGGCAGGGGGTTTAATCCATGTGGAAAGTTCTGCGGAAATCTCCGTTCCTGCTTCCGGCCCTCTCCCTTCTAAGCAGAGGGTCGCAGGTTCGAATCCTGCCGCGCCTGCCATACCTTCTTTACACCCCATTTGCGACGCCCGCTGCTCCTTCTTGCTTGCTTAGTTAGTGACGGTTATGCTGCCCGCCTGCAAAACCCCTTCTTTGCGCGGGTTATCCTGAGCGCTTGCATTCGCTTCTTCACTTCTCTGCTCGACCCGCCTACGCGGCACCGAATAGCCTTTCCCATGCTCCATGCGCAACAAAAAATCGGGGAGCGCTTGCGCGCCCCCCGTTCAGGTTTTGTTTTCGACCTGGGTTAGAAGATGATCTTCGCTCCGAGCGAGACGCGGCGGATGCCGATGCCCTGCTCGACTCCGTTCACCTGGCCACCACCGGAGGGGTTTCCACGGACGAGGCCGAACCCGGTTGGTGTTCCCGCATCG